ACCGATGCGCTCAGGGAATTCCCCGAAAAAGAAGATGATAGTTCCCTCGTATCTGTTAGCAGAGTATTCATAATTTTCTTGGTAAAGAGGTCGCCCTGTAACTGTTGCATCTTGTTCCATACGGCATCTATCTCTTGCTCGTCAAGGAACGGCAACGGAATGGTTAGCATCTCTTCGGGTTTGAGTTTTACCCCTCGTAGCTTAACCCGATACTCTATGTCTCTGAGAGTATCTCTCCACTTGCTAGGGTAGTTACCTATTACATCAGGTATGAATTCGTCGGGGTTGCTATTCATTCTCTCAATGAGAATCTGCACACCCTTATTCAGTTCTTTCATTAGCATCTCCCATCTATGTCCTCTTCTTCTAGCCTGTTGACTAGGTATTTTTCTAACAATGTTAGATTTAGCTCATTTATAACGAAGGTCGTTCCACCCGCTTCACGGATGTCCGCCATTTCTTTTTCTTGTAACGCAGTAGGCTTATTAGTTCCCGCCTTGCACTCTACCGCAAGGAAATGCCCATTCAAACAACACACAACATCAGGCACACCTGAGCGACCAAAGCCATGTGTAGCGGGGAAAAAGTAATATATGCCGTAGCTCTTTAAGAGCTTAACGACTTTGTCTTTGACTTTCTTTTCGGGAGTAGATGCCATGCCCCCATAATAACATAGAGTTTGACTTTGTCAAGGCATTAAGATTTGAAGTGAGGGGGTATGTAGATTACCCGCCCCTCGTCGGGTTTTGAAAGGTCTAGCTAGCTGAATAAATTATGGGGGACTAGCTAGAAGTAGATTGAGGTTTGCATCTACAAGGCTACTACAAAATCTACTATGTAAATTACCCCCTGTGTCTAACAATGTTAGGGTTTCTCTAGGTTTGACACCGCACGATTAAGATACCATTGTGCCTTCTTGAGGTTCTCCAACTTATTATCTTTGTGGTCGGCACGACTAATGTATTTGACCACATTACCTAGGTGATACCCTAGGTCTTTCGCCTCGATAAAATCAATCGTCTCAATACCGCCTACCTTGTAGTGGCTTGGGTGGTTAACCATATCAAAGGCATCTTTTAGGGACTTAGGCAATATCGGTTTGTTTGACATTGACACCGCTATTGTTTTCCAATTACTTTTAGTCGCTGCCGATTTCATCTTAGCCTTACGCTGATATACAGACTGCACTGTTACCTTAAACAACTTGGCAACCGCACTAGCCTTTGCATCAGGGTTTTCTGCTATGTATTTATTTAGTTTCTGTGATTTCTTGCTGAGTGTTCTCATCTGTAAGTCCTCTTTCTTTGTTAATAAATTGCTCTAAAACTTCCCGAATCTTTTTGCTTTTGTTCGGGTAAGCCTCAAAAAATTGTGCTACTTCTACGCTAACTCTAAGGGGGAAATAAACCATCGCTGGCTTATTAGCTTTACCCCTACCCTTCTTCACTGACTCATTCATTATCTCCTCTCATTCCGTTGGTTTATTGGCATCACGATTTAATTTAAACAAGTAGTCATCACGATACTCAGAAGGTGGAACAAAGCCGTGCTTTCTCCATGTTGCCATTACGTCAGCACCTGTAGTCCACATGAACCTTGAGTCCCTATCAATAGCCATAGAGATTGTCCTTTCCTGTTTAGGTATTTCATCTACTACACGCAACTTCTTTTTAATTAACATAGCATCCTCCTAACATTGTTAGTTTTGTTGCAACACAACATACGTTGTTGCATTCACACGACAACCAATACCACTAACGATTTGACTGTCTTCTACTAGCTTGAGCATACCCACACTTCTACGGATAAACTCAGGCAACTCTTCGCTTACTTTAATTTGAGTAGGCTCATTCTTGCGGAATATAGCATAGTTTTGACCATCTACATATACGAGGTAATGCTCATCCTTACTGAACGCTTCATTAACTCGCTGACCCGCAATCTTTCTTTCAAACTTCTCAGGCATCTTGTCCATGTCTATTGTGTTATTAGCAACATTAGTCGATGCATACTCTACAAACTCTTCCCAATGCTCTTCTACTATGAATCGCTTGGATGCTTCGGATAACCTATTCCAATCCCAATCAAACTTATTGCCTAAGTCATTAGCTACACGACTGACACATTGTTGGGCTTGGTTCTTTGCATCACCTAACTTCTCATCTAGGTTCTTCCTACCAAAGAATTTGTCCACATGTTTGATGGCTTTCTTCTCATGGATTGTCTTCATGCCCGACCCACGTTCACGCATCTGTGCAACTCGGAAGTTATCTACACAAAACTGCATACCACGACTAGAGTAAGAGTCTGAATATATCTGACCCAACTCCTCACGCTTGTCTAGAACCTTAAAGCATGTGGCTTGTAGGTCTGTTTTGAGGCTCTTACCATCTGACATATCCCACTTATAGTTAGTGTTTTCTTCTTCGAATGTCCACTGCGGATACTTGAGTGCTAGCTTCTCAATTAAGGGTAGCAGGAATGGGTTGATTACTGATACCACCTTGACCCCATCACCCCTGTCGGTTGATTTAAGTTTTATATTATCGTAAGTCATACTAATCTTTCATGTAAATAATAAACAAAGCGTAGGCTAAAAATACCCATAGCACTAGCCCACTAAGTGCAAGGAATGTAATTAACAAAGTCCACATACACCCCCCTACCAACTAAACTTGTTAAGAATCTCATCTACCTTGGACTTCACTTCTTTACGGCAGTCTGCACTTTCACGCACATCGTCAATGTCCAAACCTAACATTGTTAGTTCTAAGCTACGACGAGCATGCTCTAGCATTGGGTCTTTGGTTACATTCAAGTGAGTCAATAGACTGCACAACTCTTGGTTGCTAGAGATAAGAGTATCGTGGTAACGCTTGTTGCTATCCTCGCCTTCGTCAGTTAGCTTCTCTGATAAGTGGGTCAATGCCTTGTGCAACTTCTCCCAAGGTTCACGCATTGCATCTGCTAGCCTATCGTTAAATGCCGACTCGTATTTGTTTTGCATCTCTACCATGTCCTGTTGCGGAATGTCTAAGCGGAAGTCCCCACTCTCAGGCAATGGTGAGAACACCAATCGGAATCCAAACTTGCTACGCAACTCATCAATATCAGGATAGTCGTAAGGGTTAAACAAGTCGCCCATGTGATGCTTAGACAACTCAATCAGGTCTGCATAGTTTGTGTAGAAGTCTTGAATCATTACATTCATATTCTTCTCATACACATTCATGTTACTTTTGTAGTCCATAAACAGGCTTGTAGGTAGTAACCTAGCACCTTTGTCCGACCAACTTAGCGTAGTCTGATTGTGGTAGAGCCTAGCCCTAGCAGCGTAGTCAGCTATCTTTTTACGCTTGTCAGTTCCCGCCATTAAGTTCTTACGCACTTGTGCCGAGTCCTTACTTGCACTATTACTCGCAAGCACACTATCGGTTGCACCTTTGTCCAACTTGTTAGCAGTCCAAACACTTATGTTTAGTTCTACTAATACCGCAGATGATGAGATACTCATGATTACTTCTCCTCAGGTTTGCCCGCTAATCTAGCGAGGTTGTAAAAGTTTTTACTCAATACACGCATGGTGCATATATCTTTGTCTTGGTTGAATATGTGGTAGCAAGTCCCACCATTTTCAGTAGAGCGATACTGTTCTTTGTATATCTCTGCATCCTTGAGTAGGTCTAACAAAGTTAGAGCCTTGTCTGCATCCATTACATACTCACTATTCCATCCGAGACTTACCACTACTTTGCTCATAGTCTTACTCCTTGATATGTATTGTTTTACCAACTGGGGCATAAGTCTTTGCATTTCTAACAATAGTCCATAGAATCGGTGCATTCCATTCTTCTCCCCAAGTTCCAATGTAGCCATCAGTCAGCATGATGATTGCATCAGGTTTAATAGCGTTATCTTTCAAGTAGTTCATTACACATGTTGGGTCTGTCCCCCCACCACCCTTGGGTTGCGTAGAACTAACAATGTTAGATACTGTGTTTTGGTCATACTCTTCGTGCCCCGCTACATCCCCATCCCAATAAATCAAATCGACCTTTTCGGGGTGAACCTCTTGGGCAATCCCTTGGACTTCGGAAAGAAACTCTGATAGTTCCTTGCCCCCAACAGAACCACTCGTATCTACACCGATGACGAGATGACCCACCTTCTCTCCTATTAGAGTAGGCATATACACATCTCCACCGAGGAATCGACGATTGACTCTTCGCCAACTGCTAGCATCTTTGGCACTACAAGTAGAACGAACGAATTCTTTCAGCACCTCTTTCCAATCCACTTCGGGATGCATTAGGTCTTCGAGTTCACGATTGAGTCCACCCCCACCCTTGCCTACCAACTTCTCATGGGCAATGATTCCTTGGCGAATAGCTTGGTCAATCTCCTTGGCTAGTTCTTTCTTCTGCTCATCGCTTAGTTCTTTCGCACCTTCCCAATCGTGGGAGTCAAACCCACCACCCCCACCATATCCACCTTCGGGTTCTTCTTCTTTGAGAATATCGAATACTTGTTTAGCGTTCATCCCTCGGAATCGTTCATCGACTAGCCCTACTACCTTACCCTCATGCATAGGCATGGCGAGCATGTGTTGGTCTTTATCCATATCCACTAGCTGAAGATTGATTACATAGTCGCATGCCATGTTTGCAATCTGACTATTCTCTTCCCATAACTTTCGCCATATAAAGAGATGCCGATACGCTTTGTGCAATGTTTCGTGTAAGACTACGAATGCCAACTCTTTATCATCCAAGCGTTTAATAAAGTCCCGACCATAATTCTCATCACGACCATTCGTGTTTGCTGTGGGAACAAAGATGCTATCTACTACTCTAGTTTTACCGACAGTCATAAGACCAGACCACAATGCGAACTTAGGGTTACGCATGATGGCAATCTTAGTCTTGCTCAATCTGCGTTCTTCTTTGTCCTTCACTACCACTTGCTCTTGCTCTGCTATATCTAACATTGTTAGTTTCCCTTCTTTTTATCGTCAAAAAAATCCTCAAACTTATACCCACGTTCAAACATGAGCCTACGCAACTTGCCGATAGCCCTTGTTTGAATCTGTCTTACTCGTTCTCTACTAATGCTAGAGTCCTCATCAAGGCGTGGTCGCCCTCGTTGTTTGACTTTCTCGGTCATAGCAAGTCTTCATTCTTCTGCACCCAATCAGCGAACTTGGCTGAACTGAAAGCAACTGACTGCTTGCTCGGAGACTTGGCAATGTTGATAGCAAAGCATGCTTGCCACTCAGGTTCAAAACGTTCAAGGTATGTCATGAACGGACTAATCGTATCCTTAGTAATCTTAGCGATAGCACCGAATACAATAATTGCACAAGCACCCGCACCCTCAGGAACTTTGGCATGCTTAGGGTCTGCAATCACCGACTCCCATGTAGGTAGCTGGTCTGAGAACTCTATGTATGCTTGCATATCCCGACTTGCTGACTCGCCCACCGCACCACTCATTGCACATATCAAGCTATCCGTATCTAATTGAGAGCGAACCTTAACAATGTTAGATACCCTCTCCAATGAACGAGGCGATACGAATGCTGACTGCACCTTCTTTGGGTTGAAGATATATGGGTTGTCTGATTGTGATTCGTCTAAGTAACTAGCCATTGCATGTGGGAACTGCTTGACCCATGCGATAACCTCAGGTGCTATGTCGTTATTGATAGCCCACCCAATCCACTCATCAGCATCAGGCTTTCTTACATGTAGCGGAATAATACGATTCATACTATGGGCTTTCAGGGAGTCGCCTACACCATCAGAGGATAGATTGCCTGTGAGAAAAGTAATTGATTCGGGATGGATTGAGATATCACCTAGTCGTGGGTTAGCCACCTCTAGCATCGGATGCAACATGTTCTTAATGGGGTCTGCACCTTTCGTATACTCATCTAACATTGTTATGACTGGCTTGCCAAGATGAATCTTGAATCTACTGTTAGGGTAGTAGGCAGTAGTCTTGGTCTCCCTATCAATGACAGGCATAGCGATATCGCCTAAGTCCATGTTAGGCACATCAATGTAAGACACCTCGTGTTGGGGTAAGCTTACGGATAGTGTCTTAAGAATAGAAGATTTACCTATCCCTGGCTCGCCTCGTAAAAAGTAGCGGTTCATCGGGGTTGATAAGATGATGTTGCAAGCCTGTGCGATTGATACAGTCTTGCCAAAATTGATTTCTGCCATTTTGTTTCCTTATATTAAAAGTTTGTTGCTGTATGATTAAACTACCTACTGTTACTCCGCTACACCTAACATTGTTAGAAAATTCATGACTTATGAACTAAACGACAATACGAATTTCTAACTATACTATATTGTAACACAATTAGTATCCTAAGTCAAGTTTTGCGGTCATGCACTAGCCTTCTCTAACATTGTTAGAGTGCAGTCTGTCCCATCCACCTTCAAAGTATTTCTTGTATGGGTCTTTCTTAATCTCGCCTATCTCCCTGTGCTTTTGAATAAACAACTCGTCTCGGTGAAAACCAAGGACTAAGCTATCGAATGCCCGCTTGAATGTCTTCTCATCTATGTGGCATCCTGTTACCTTGTAGCCCTGACCCCATGTATTGACCCCGAACGAGTGAGCCATCGCTAGGACTGCTTTGTAATGAGCAAGGTGTTTATCCGCCCCGTCTGATCGGACTAATGCAAAGAACTTGGGAATATCAGCTTCAAAGTAGGTATAGCTTGGTCGGTTTAATCCTTCGGGCATATCCACATAATTTCTAGCTGACATGGGTTCTGCCTTACCGAATGTCTCTTCATACTCCGAGACCACAAAGCCCTCTGCCTTGAGCCTGACCAACGCACAGGCAAACTTCAAGAACTCGGCATACTGTTTTCTAACAATGTTAGTTTTGCCTCGGACTAATGCATGGGTTATCTCTTGCTTGGGGTTCTCAATCCGCCCATTCATTATGCGTAGCGGTTCGTCGGTCATGCGTGTCTCAATACCACCAATGCTGACACATAGTGAGCCGTTGAATATACGAGCCGAGTATCCTGTAACCTCTTCAATAAAGTAGGCGGTGCTGATGGTAGACCATCCCTCTTTACTTAACTCCACTAGCCCTGTTGGGTAGAATGTAACCACAGGGGTTTGATATAGCACACACTCCACACCCATAGAGCCATCGCCCTTGAGCCTAATAGAGTATGAGTCTACTGACCGACGATAGCCAAGTGGTCGCTTGGGTTCTTTGACCCTACCTCTGATATCGGTAGTGCTTTGATACTTGTGGAACGCATCTCCGTAGTCCCGAATCCAACTAATGCCTGAGTTTCTGTTGTGTCCAAACATATCTACATCTCCTTAAATGAGCTTCATGAGCTAGTCATAAAGCGGTTATACATATCATGTTATTAGTAAGTCTCTACATCTACTACCTTATTCCTAACATTGTTAGGCTTTGACCTGTGCTTCCCGCTATTACGCTTGGGTTGCGTGATTAGCACCCGCACAATCGGGTTGCGTATCGGTCTGTGCTTTGTCATCTTGTCCTTCTTCATCATCTGTGTCCCGCCTTCCTAAAAAGTCTTCGCCTGTAAAGTCTATCCCTGTGAATGGGTAGAAGTGGTCGGTGCATGGGTCATCCCCGAACTGAGATTCCTCAATGTCATCTGCACTTTCACCTACCCGCACAAAGTATCCGCTTATACCCTCTACCTCTTGCATGCTATGCCATAAATCATTCCATGCTTTTACATCCTCGTAGTCGGGATACCACTTCCAATCCGAGCCGTAAAGAATGAACGCACCATCTTTCCATCCAAAGCTATCGGCATCAGGCTTGCTATTCCACAACTCCCAAAACCTAGACAACTTGATAAAGCCGACCATCTCTTTGAACTTAGCCTTATCGTAGTCAAAGTAAGACTCCCCCGACTCAGGTTTAATAAGCACCTTGTTCACACTAAAGCACCCCGCCACTTGGCTTCGGTATCCCATTACTCCTCCTTCATTTTGTCTAACATTGTTAGGACTTGGCTACGCATGGCTTCCACCCCACGATTGAACCCCTCGCAAAAAATCAAGCGGTCATCATCCGTAAAGATGTTGCCATTCTCGTCATCGAATGTGTAAAACTCGTCTTGTGCATCCAACAAAATGTCCTCAACTTTCATTTAGTTTCTCCTAGTAATGCGGTTAATTTAGCCTTCGCTATGGCTAGCGTGGCTTGCCCTTCCACCAGTGCGATTGCATCTTCTAAGCTACTGACAACTTCCTGATTCTCATGCAACTGAATCTCTAGTCTGCGAATGTCTTCTAGCAACTCGGTGATGCGTCTGCCTTTGTATAGCTTGTGTAACTCAGTCATGCCCACCCCCCATGCGGTGAGCAAACCCCGCTAAGAATCCATCAACATACCCCTCTTTAAGAAACCTAGCACCATTGCGTTCTTCTGTTCTGCCTGTTGCGGTGTTGTATTCCTCACAATAGGCATAGCTTTTGACTAGGGCAATATCAATAATGCTATGCGGTGATTCGATAGATGCTTTTTGCATGTCTTCTAACATTGTTAGAACTTGCCTTCTTTCGTGTTCGTTTAGGCTAAGTATTTTGTCGCACATAATGTTGTATTTTTTGTTGCTCATCTGTAAATTCCACTCCCTCTTTTGTTAGCTAGATACCCTTCAATCCACATAAACTTCTCGTGGTCGTTGGGGTTGTTCGGATACTTATACTTAATACTGTCGGGGTTGTTATCCCTGAGCCATCGCAAATAAGCATCTTCTGCCTTCTTGCGTAGGTATTCCTCATGGTCTAACTGTTCATACATACCCTTGTCTGCTTTCCAATGGTCGCCCCATTCTGCTTGCCTTAGCTTGTGCATCATCTTTTCTAGCGGGGTCATGTTGTCCTCTTTGGGTTGGTAAAGCATAAGTCTTGCGGGTTGTGTATGTATTGGTAAGCACCTTTGGAGTAGGGAATCTGCACTATAAACTTGCGTTGTTTAGCTTGCTTGTCCCCACACACTAGGCATGTCTGATATCCTAGGTCTAGTCGTGCTAGTGGTATCTCCATGCCACACTCACAGTCCATTCCGTATAACATTGTTAGATTCTCCTTTGTATGAGTGGTTTCCCTTAGCGGGGTTGTGTTCTCTCAATGATGCTAGCTACATCTCTGCCACTCATCATGCAGATGCTAATAATAGGAGGCATGTTCTCACCCATGACTGCACCAATACCACAAAGGTATGCATGTTGTAACTCGGAGTAACGCTTGCTCTTGGGGTTTAGCTTGTTAGTGTTGGCATAACGAACCCATAACTTTGCGAGTCGTTGGGTCTCGGTTGGTTTTCTAACAATGTTAGGTTGGTCGGCAAAATCAAAGGTTAGTTGCATGCCTTGCTCTTGGTTGTCTATGTCCATGTCTTTGAATACTCCCATGATTACACTCCTCTGCTAAATAGAAACATAACGAAATGCAACACAAAATAAATTGGTGCGACTACTAGGGCAACGATTGCGATAAAGCGATTCATATACATCTCCTTGTAAAAACTAAAAACTAACAATGTTAGAACTGACTGCTGATGACTGAGTGAATGAAAACAATTCTCCACTCATACCTATATTGTAACACATTGTTAGTCCTAAGTCAAGTTTAGAGATGGTGAAGTGGCGATGGATGAATGTTAGAAAAAGTGGGGTAATGTTAGAAAAAACAGGGTATTGTTAGAAAAATAAAAAAGATTTCTAACAATGTAAAACCCAACAAACACAAGGCTTGGGAGTTAGAAAAAGGTATATTGTTATAAAGTTAGAGAAAATAGAGATAGAGAGAGGCTTGCAGAACTTTTTGCTTTTGTGCTAAATGTTTGCACTGCGCAGAAGGCTCGTTTTCAGATTTCATTCCCTAGTTTTTGCTGATTTTCTAACAATACCCCCAAAAACGCTTGTAAGTCCTTGATTCTAAAGGGTTTTTATATTGTTAGAGTCCATTTTCACTTTCTAACAATGCATGTAAGTCCTTGATTATAAAGGCTTGTATTGTTAGAGTTTTGCACAGGCTTTTCTAACAATGTTAGATTGGGCTCTAGCATTGCTTTTTTGCACCTTCTTGCGTAGGGAATTCCCAAGGAATTTCCCCTCACGTCTTTTGGAACTATCATTCTTCGAACCCTACTAACTTTGTATAACAATGTTAGATGAAATGGAAACAAAAATGCCCGACTCGGTGCGAACCGAATGGGCATAAAAAAGCCCCGACGAATCGGGGCGAATCTAACAATGTTAGGGCGGGTTTCCCCGCCCTTGGTTTAGCCTAGCGTATCTACATCACCGCCCATCATCTCGAATGCTTCCATGAGTAGGGGTTTTACTTCGTTAGACAATTCACAACCCTCATCATCTTCGGCATTCAGAATACGATTGAGCATGGTTTTTAATTCGGTCATTGTCTTTGCATCTATTGTGGTATTGGCTGAAGCCTTATTACCTGCAGTTTGATAACCGCTAGCCTCTTTAACCCTCTGCCAATATACATACTTATTACCCTCTAAGCCTACCGACTTCAAAGCCTCGACAAATTCGGCATACTCAGCTTTAACACCAGACTTAGCCTTACCCTTGAGATTGAACCACTTAACTACTTCGCCATTCTCCAAGGTCTTATCAAATGCATAATCCATAGCCTTGGAATAGTTACCGATTAACTCACCCGACTTCACCACATTAACTACTATTGCGTTACGGGCATTCGCTAACATTGTGGCGATATCGGTAAATGATACGCTTGGGGTTACGATTGTTTGCTGTTCCATGTTTACTATCCTTTTCTAACAATGTTAGGAAAACCGCCTAACTCAGTATGCAAATCATTCTCTGTTTGCATGGTTGTATTATACACCATTTTGTAACACAAAGTCAAATTCTTGGAAACAAAATTAACCCCCATACCTAACATTGTTAGACGGGTTTGCAGTAGCGATACCCGACCCCCCAAAATATAAACAAAGGAGTCCCATGTCCCTATAGTCAATAATTTGCACATTAGATACATATTTTTTACAT